CAATCTCCTGTTGCTGTGATCGATGTTGGGCTACCAAAACCGGTTCGACCTCGTATGAAGATAGCCAAACCCAAAGCATCGATTCCACAGGAGATTCTGGACGATCCATCGAGCGATACGGAGCCGAGCGACGCGGAGAACATCGACGAGAACGAAGTCAGAAGCGACGACTCTGGGTCGGAGGGGAGTCTGAAAGAATTCCTAAATCACGGGGAGGTGACGGAATCAGACTATTCGAGCTCGGATTCAGAGACCGAGAGAGAAGACATCGCGAGGCGCAAGAACGCAAGCAAGCGTTTAGCTACTGGGACGACGAAACCAATAGCTATTACTAGAAGAATTGTAGATAGTGATTCCGATTAATTATATTTATTAATAAGTTAACAAAGATCCTAAATCTTCTAATTTAATAGCTAATCTAGGAGGACTTCGGTCTGGTGTAGACCTATCGCTATTATTTCCTGATCTATCTTGAGCGCTACGCTTTCGCTCTAGTCGCTCAAACTTGGCAATAATAGCTTCATCGTCTTTATCAACATCCATGTCTGGATACGCCAGCCGATACGCTCGGTCATATACGCTTCGTCTGGCTTGCTTTCTTTTATCTTGAAACATTCTCTGCATTATGTTCATCTTACCCTTCCTCTTGTAAGGGCGCTTTCTTCCCTTATAATGGTATGCTCTATAATAACGACCTTTACCGACTACGTCTGCTTTAGAGCCTTGGTCTAATGCAGCTAAAAGTTGTTCCACGCCTCGTCCTCCTCGTTTAACAGCTGCCTTTATAGCTAAACCTTCGGTAGCCTCCTTTCGTCGCCTTGCATCAACTTTTACCTTTAAAGCTTTTTCTGCAGCTTTAATTTGTTTGGATAACTTTACATCTTGTTGTCTAGCTTCAGCTATTGCGGCTTTACGCTTAGCTGCCGCATCAGCAGCTCGCTGCTTATCCTTAAATTTTTGGTCACCTTTATTGACTTCCCTTAATAATTTCTGTAAGTGCGACATTTAAAATAATGTTTTTTTCGTTTTAACGTTCCGTTGTGGTGCTCCGTTCATTTATTCACTCCGTTGTCAAAATCATTATTTCAATTTTCAAAATGCCAGGCAGAAAACGTTCTTACTCTAAAAGTAAACTCCCTTATGGAATCTACCAAGTCGCCAAATCAGCAGCTAGAGCTTCCCAATATGCCGATAGAGTTCGGCGTGTTCAGGAAGCTGCTGCTATTATGGGTGAAGCTGCTGGTGTGGCTGGCAGCAATCTTGGCATACGCCGAGAAGCTGCTAAGACTTATGGCAGAGGAATGTACACTGGTTCCGGTAAATACGGCCTCAGAAAAACAATAGGCGATTTTATGAAGAAGAATCACGTCGCTCAACGTGCTTTCGATGCTACCGCTGGTCGTGTCCTCGGCGGCGGCATGTACACTGGTATGGGAGAGTACGAAGGTCCAGATGCCAATGACCTCCTTGCAAGCAAATCTACTATGGAGGTTGTTCCTTTATTCGCCCCTGAGACCGACGAAGGAATTATTTATTCGAAACGCGAATACGTTTCCGAAATATATGGTCCTCCTTTGGTAAATGGAGTACCTCAACCTTTTGTATTGCAATCTTTCGCGATTAACCCAGGTCTTGAACAATCCTTCCCTTGGTTATCGCAAATCGCGGCAAATTTCGATGAGTATGAAGTTCAGCAACTTTGTTTTACTTTCAAATCGACAACTACTGAAAGTGGAAACCAAGTAAACGGTCAAGTAGGTACAGTAATTATGGCTACCAATTACAACGCCGCTGCTGCAAATTTCTCAGAAAAATTTACTATGATGCAGTACGCGTCTGCTTGTAGCGGAAGACTAACTGAATCACTGCAGCATTATGTTGAATGTGACCCCGAAAAACTTTCTGGGTCTCGTGGTGAGTATGTCCGCGTTAATCCAGTGGTAACTGGCCAAGACCTAAAAACTTACGACCACGGTAAGTTTCAAATTGCTATTGCCAACTGTACTTCAAACTTGGCAAATCAATCCTTGGGTGAACTTTGGGTCAGTTACACAGTTAAGTTACGAAAACCGAAATTCTTCACTGGAAAAGGTCTTGCTATCAGCAAGGACATTTTCTTATCTTACCCCAGCAATAGCGAGTCACGAACTCAGCCTTTTGGTACCAGTCCTTTACGAGGACAACAAAACAATATTGGAATTTTGTTGTCCCAAGACTTTGTCAACCCAACATTCAAACTAACATTCCCAGCGTCTTACGCAGGTTCTGTTAAGGTTTTGATTTCCATTCAAATAGCAAACTTGGGTTCTATTGCTGCTACTCCAAGGACGATCACAGGAAACGTGTCCCCAATTGAAGATTTATACGGAGCTACACCTAACGGTGCATTGGATACTCCATCTTCAGTAATTACGAACGGTATCCAGGCAGCTACGACGCCTGCTACAGAGTTCTTCATTTACATTGAACACTACTTAATTCAAATTGCTACTAATGGAATTGATAATTCCATTACTTACAATATGCCATCTACACAGGGAGCTTGGCTACAATCTTATGTGGAGATTAACGAAATTAATACTGGCTTTTCGTACGCTGCGAACAACATCGGTACGTCCAATGCGCCAATCTGGGTAACAACCCAGGGGGTTGTAACACTACCGTAGACAATTTAATATTATATATTTATTAATTATTTTAATTAAATCAATATAATACAACAAGTAATATAATAGATAGCTAATATACACGCCGTTTTATACTAGCTACTATATTTATTCGCTACGCTCATTCCCGCTAATAATTTTTTAAATTCTGAGCGGGAGCAGAAGTGGGCTAAATACCTTGGCGCCCACTTCTGCTCCGGTCACTACGTGTCCGGTAACTATAGACTCCCTGAAGGCTTCGCCCCCCTAAAGGGGCCCCCCACCCTGCGGGGCTTATAATATATGTATTTCTAGTTACATTATGTTCGGCCATTTAATTGTGTTCGGCCGCCCTCGGCCGTCTTCGGCCTTATTTTTTTTTCATAAAAATTCAAATTTTTAAATTTTTCGGCCGGCCGAATCCACCACAAAAAAAAATTTAATTCGCTCCGGAAGTTTAAATTTTTAAATTTATCATTACTAACGATGTCAACACGCGCTCCAAGATCACGCAACTGGATGGGGGTAGTCTACCACCCCATGGACCCTGACCACCATCATGGATTTGTGGCTAAGGAAAAGTTATTTGAGTTCTTCGAATCAGGTTACCAGTTTATTACTCTGATAAACACGTTTAACTCTTAGTTTACAGGCTCTGATATCGGTCCAGCAAAGTTCTTTGTGTACGCTATCCTCGGCGACGAACTCTGTCCTACTACTCAAACTCCTCATCTACAATGTTTCTTCCGTTTAAAGAACGATTCGTCCCTTGAGAACCTAGTCAAAAAGTTTGAATCCTTCCTTGGTTACAAGAACACCATCGCTTTTAAAATGGCGGACGGAAACGCTGCCGCTTGTAGAACCTATTGTGCCAAGGAGAATTCTTTTGTGGAATATGGCGAATCTCCTTTGGGGCAAGGTAAGCGCAGCGACTTAAAGGAGGTTTCCGATTTAATTCTATCTGGCGCTAACTTGAATGATATTGCTATGTCTCACGGGCCTTCTTTCATTAAGTATCACAATGGTATCGCGAAAATGATTTCGACAATTTCAAAGTCTCGCGACTGGGTGACGGAAGTCTATTGGCTGTGGGGTCCGACTGGTTCGGGCAAGACTCGTTGGGTTCACGAAACTTGCGACAGACAGGACCTCTATGTGAAGGACGGGACGAACAAGTGGTTTTGCGGATACACAGGTCAAAGGAACGTTCTCTTCGACGACTTTCGTCCGTGTACAGAGATTCCTTTCAGTCGCCTATTGCGTCTCCTCGACAGGTACTCGATGATGGTGGAAACGAAGGGTGGGACTGTGAACTTCAATCCCCATCGCATCTTCATAACAACCCCGAAGATTCCGTAGGAAACGTTCCTCCACCTGGACTGGATAAAAGACGAAGATATTCGCCAATTAACGAGGAGGATCACGAAGGTAATAGAATTCTCGGAGGCAATGCGTATGATGCCTTTCGCTTTAATCCCTCTTGCGACCCCTACAGTGAACATTTGGGATCATTCTGTTCCTCAAAGTGTGGTGCACGCTCCCATCCTTACGTCGATCCTGACGGAAACACCATCTGTAGTGGTTCAATCTCCTGTTGCTGTGATCGATGTTGGGCTACCAAAACCGGTTCGACCTCGTA